CAACAGAAAATGGGTCTGACCCTCTTTCTGCATCAATACCAACCTTTCGGTCAATATCTAAAACCACATCTAGTAAATCTTGTAAGAAATCGACATCTAATAAGTCTCTGTCAAGTTCTGTATATTCCAACTCATCATCTTCAAAGTAATCTTCTTCTAAATCATTGAACTCTAAAAAGTCTACGTCCAGTATGTTGCTGCTATCATTTTCGTTGTTAGACGATTCTTCTGCAACTTGTTCTTTCACCTCTTCGGGTGGATTCACAATAAACATATTGTCAATCATACTACCATCGATTCCATTCACTGTCACTGGTTTAGTGGGTGAATCGTCAAAAGTAGATACCATTGTCGCTTGATATGCTTCATCAAGTGTCACACTTCCACCAGCATTACTGACAATAATTTTACCCGAGGGATTACCAAATCTATCAGGCAAAAGTATAACAAGTGACCTTCCGATTTCATCAATACTGGTAGTGAAATCTGTTCCAACCACAGCAATTTGTGCTGTAGGTGTTGACACTTTAATATTACTTTTCTTTATCTTACCACCGAATCCCGAAGCAAATCGAGCAGTGCCTTGTGCCATTCTTATAGCCATTTTGGATTTGGAAGGGTCGGGGTCGTAATATACCTCGTCTATCCAAACCTTGGAGTGTTCTGTTAAGTCCAATCGTTCTTCACCTTTGAACTCAATCTTCATTCTCCCATTCTGAGTTTGTGCTGTATCATACATCAAGACATCAGGTTCAGTATTTGCACTGACAACAGAAGACTCTCCGTCTCTCTGAAGTCCTGCAGAACCTTTATATTCTATAATCTCACCTATAGGTTCACCTTGCAGTGAACCAATAAGTAAAAGACTACTCGCCAGAATCTTTCTGAACGATATCAATATTTGCATTAGAAGTCACGAAAGACACATCAATAATACCACTACATGACTGACCACTTGGACAACCTGTAGTTCCACTCTTCTGAATGATATCAATGTCATTTGAACTACCAGTTAAGATTGCAGTGATTTTGTTATCAGTTGCATCTGATTGGTTAGTATTAACGTCATTTGAATCACCAGTAATAGTCCAGTTCCAAACTGCATTATCACTATCTATCTTAGTAGTGAATACGTTTGAGTCTCCAGTTAACACTAAATCCCAGTTAAGGTATTCTGCAGATGCATCATATCCGACATCAATATCGAATGTGTTTGAATCACCTGTAATAGTTCCTAACATATTTAAGTTATCTGCACTACCAACATACCCTACGTTCCAATCCATGGAGTTAGAATCACCAGTAAAAGTTAAATTTACTGTTGAACTATCTGCAAGAAAAGGCCCGAACAATTTGTTGTTGTCTCCGTCTTGTAATAATGTAAAATTTATAGATGCACCAGTTAAAACCATATCAGCAGATGTTCCTGAGAAATCATCTAATCCGACTTTGTTTCCATAACCTCTTTGAGTGAAATTTAAAATTAAATTATCACCCGTCTGTTGCAACCAAATTTCGTTATCATCTGCACCAGCAAATGCGAATCCAGTTAACCCTAATGATAAACATAATGTAATGAATAATTTATTCCTCATTTTGTTTTTCCTCTATTTCCCAAAAACCTCTATCTTGTCCTTGGTATATTAATTCTAAGACGGCAAGTTCAATTGCAGAACGAGTTGCTTTAGTGACTCCTTCATTACTTGCTACACCGTCTTCTACTTCAACAAGTTGTGTATCCATATCCACAAACTTGAACACATCATAACCACCACCCGTGCTAAGAATTGTCTTCTTAGTTTGGACATTTAATAAAATCTCTCCAGTAAGTGTTGAGATTCCTCTCAAACTTACAGTCACCACATCTCTTCTATAAGAACTAGATGCACCGATGCCAAGTGTTCTTGCACCTCGGCCACCACTTTCAATGTTAGTGTCATAACCAACTATCCCACCATCAAGTAGGATACCAGCAAATAAGAGAGGTTGGATTCCTGTTGGAGCATCCTTATTACCCTCTTGACTTGCAAAGTCTTCTCTTGCACTTCGTATGATTTGTCTCTCTCTTACAAGTGCATCTAAATTTGTTCTCTCTACTACTCTAAACCATTTACCACTTCCAGCAGTCTTAAGTGCATCAATCAAGAATGCTTCTGCACCTTGGGTCACTGCAGTTGAGAATGATGCAACTCCGTCCATTCTCTTACGTTGTCCTGTCTTATCTAAGAACCCATACACTGCAACAATAGGCATTACCTTTGCTGGTGGTAAATCTGCAAGTTCTTGGTAGGTTGGTATCTTCACAACCTCTGCATCTTCAATACATGTAAAAGGTATTGCTTTTTCTACTGCAGTCTTAACATCTACAATTCTTGGATTGCAATTACTTGAATCTCTATTCATAGTAGGAACACTTGCACAACTACTGGCAAGCAAGACTGCAAGTCCCACTGATAATAAATTCTTCATTTAGAAGCTTCCAGTTCCGACTGGTATATCTAATGTTGTTGTCGTTCCGTCACTTGCAACGATTGTTAGTCTAATGAATTCTACTCCATCTTCTCCAACCAACTTTTCGTATGTGACTGTATTACCTTCGATAGAGAAGACACCATATGATGCAGCTTCTCCGTTAGAGAACATATTTTCTACTAACTGTTTTGCTATCTGAGCATAGATTCTACTCTCTACGTTCCTTAAAAATTTTGCAAGGGTAGTGTTATTTGCTTCCCTTTCTGCTTTTGCAATTCTATCTTCTATGTCTTGTGCTATCTTATCACGTCTTGATTTCTCTTGGTTCTCAATCGTAAGATAATGTGAAGATTGACCTATTCCACTGAAGGAAGGACTTTTGAATTTATGAACTATTTCATCTGCACTTACACTAAGTGCAAAACAAATACTAATTATTGCTATCGTTGGTTTCATTAAGACTCTCCTTCTTTTTCTTTTCGTTCTCTTTATATTCAAGAACAACATCAACTTTTTGTTGAAGTCTAATCAAGTCTTGGTCTAACATTCTTACTTGGTCAATTACTTTTATTAATGCAAAGTGTTGTTTTTCAATTTCGGGTTCTAATTTCTCACCCACAAACCACCAAATATAATATACGAAGTATCCAAGTCCAACCATCATTACGATTGGAAATCCATATTCAGATACGAGTTGTGCAACATTTTCCATGATTAATCTCTTCTTACGTCAAGTTTCCCGTCTTCTATAAAATTTTCTGCACGTGCAACTCTCTCTATGTCGGGTCTAAGTTCTAATGCACTTGACACTAGTAAATCTATTTTAATCATTTCATTTGACATTGTTCTTGCACGATTCTCTAATGAACCACAAAACATTGTCAATGTTTTTATATTGTCAACAACTCCTTCTAGAATTTGTTTGATAACAGTAAAGATAAAGAATCCCATTACTAGACTTCCAGCAATCGGAGCTCCCACTTCACTTATCAATGCAAATATATCCATACACTTATTTATACTTTGAGTTGTCTACAGGCAATAAAAAAGGGGTCAAAGACCCCTTTCTACAATCACGTTCAGTTTATAACTGTTCTCGTAATTCACTTATAACAGCAGCTTTAGAACCACTTTTCTTGACTTTAAGATTTTTCTTATCAGCCATTTCAATAAGTTGATTTTTAGTAAGTTTCTTTAATTCTGCAACACTAGGTTTCTTAGGTTTAGGTGCTGGTGTCGGTTTTGACACACTTGAACCTTTATCCTTCTTATTTTGAATAAAGTAAACAATACCTACAAGAGCTATTATTCCAATTATAATTTCCATTACATTTCCTCAGTTTATTTTTCTAACAATGGATTTTTATTCTTTGCTTTACCTATTACTAGTGCAAGAACTTCAAGGTATTTGTATACCTTTGCCCATATCTTATCATCTGCTGGTGTTGGTGTCAAAGCGACAATAACACTACAAATAGATATAACGACTGGAATTACCATTAGTAAATTCCAAATCCCCATAATAAAGTCTATTATGCTTGATAACATAGTTTCCTCCATCTGTCATTTATTTATAACAGTTGTATTTAGGAATTTTGGGAACCGATTGAGTATTTTGTTGTCAATTTCCATTCGTTTTTCTCTCTAAATGGAATGATTTTGATTTGACTTAGGGGTGCTTTTGGTTCTTCTATTTGGGTCTTATTGACTACAGATATTAATTTCCATTGTTCCAAAAGTGACACTATAGTGTTTCTTCTTGCAATATCTGATTCGTCTAAGTTAGAAGGTTTACCATCGAGTTTGAATAACTCTTTGAAATGTGTGATATAATACTTACCACGTTTATGTAGAATATGACAAGACTGAAATAGTTCCTTTTCTTTTCTTGATGCGACACCTATTCTAGAAAGTGTTTCTCTAATTTTTAAAAAATCGTCTTTTTCGGGGAATGTGACCTCAACGAGGCTCTTTACTATTTCTTCTTGGTTATCCATTATCTCTACCACCAGTTTTCATACTGTTTTTCAATTCACGATATTGTTTTTCAGATAGTAAAGTTGCATATTCTTTTGCTTCTTTTGTTGATATCTGATAATAACTTTTAATTATATCGAGTTTTTTACTAACGTAAGGTTTACTCCACTTGGAGAACCTTTGACGTTTCCTAAGAGTATTTAGGAAAAAGACATATTGAAGACGATTGTCTACACCATGTCTAATGTTCATTTCGTTAGTAAGAAAAACAGAATCTTGGTGATAAGATAATGCTTTGTTTATTAAGAATGGTTGATATGATTTCTCTTCGACCTCATCAACCATGAGGTCTGTTTTATCGGAAGAGACCGACTTTACAAAATCGAATGGATTTCGTTTAGACATTACGTATTTCTTACGTAAGAATCAATTAAGGCTTGTCCTTTCAATGGAGTTCCAAAGATATAGGTTTCTCCGTTGTCTAAAGTTCTCTTAACTGTTTCGTCATTGTATTGAATGTCCAATACACCTCTTCCATTTTCGGTGTCTTGTGGTCTTGTATCATACCACATTGAACTTAGTGAATGTGCATGTGCAGATTTAACACCCTTTGCCCATTCTTCTGCTTCGAGTTTAAGTCTTTGAGTTTCTACTCTGTCATCGTATTGTGTCATTTTCTTTTCTACCTCTTAAAAACTGTCTGTCTGCATTTCTTTGGATTGACTTTTCAATTTGAGTGTCAAACCATTTTCTAAACCATTGTCTTAACTTTCCCATTATGCTTCTTTATTAGGGTTCCAAATAGTTAAGTTCTTAGTCTTCAATCTATTTACCACTAAGTTGTATCTTGATTGTTCTTCCTTCCATTCCTTTAACCAGTTGTGTCCGTCTCTCTCTGCATCTAAGAATATTGCATTAGTGAATGCGAGAGGTAAGAGTATTGCAACATGAATAAAGATACTTATAACTGTATTGTAGTTAAAGAATCCTAAGTAGTTTGCAGCTAGAAATCCAAAGAACACACTCCATACAGTGAACAACACTAACATAAAGTATGTCTGTAAACTTGGGTCGGGAATGTGTGATAGTGGATTGTATCTAACGTCCATTACACGTCTCCAACCACTGACAATTTTCATTACACTTCGTCTAAAAAGACTTGGTTTGTTTATACTTGGTTTAATCATTTTATTCTCCGTTGAATCGTATGTATTCTTTTATTACGTGCATACCATATGTTGCCCATGTGACTACTACTAAACTCCAAAATAGAATCTCAATCATTTGAACTTACACTCCGACATAATCTCTGTTAGACATGCAACGAAATTGATTTCACTGTCCATTGCAAATGCAGATTTGTATTGATAGTCTGCAATAATCAAAACACTTGCTGGAATACTAGAAGGTTCTAGTCTTTGTTCTAGTGTATTAAATACCTTTCTAAACAAAGTGTCGAAATCATTATCACTATTTTGTGCAACCCACTTCCTCATAGAAGTCCAATTCTTGTCCTTCATCATATCAATAAGTGGTGTTAGTTTCTCTTCAGCTAGTGTTGCAATAAGACCAGTGTCTATTACACCACTGACTCCGTATCTCTGAACCTCATTGATACACCTTCTGAAATCGGGGAAGAACTTTAATATAAGTTCAACCAAAACCTTTTCGTCAAACTTAATACTTTCGTTATTACAAATTTCTTTAAGTCTTGAAAGGAATATTCCAGCAAGTTGTTGTTTGTCACTAGGTGTTAGTTTAAAGTCTATAACTGTTGTTCTTGAATGTAGTGGTTTAATGATTCTATTCTTGTAATTACAAGTAAAGATAAATCTACAGTTCGAAGAGAACTCTTCTATAAAGTTTCTCAAGGCTGGTTGAACCGAGTCTGCAGAAATATAATCTGCTTCGTCAAGGATAACAACCTTTGACCCACCACTAAGTGAAACTGTAGATGCAAAGTTTTTAATTTTAGTTCTTAAGGTATCAATCAAACGACCTTCGTCTGACCCATTGATTACTATAAAGTCTGCACCCAGTTCGTTGCATAATGCTTTTGCAATTGTTGTTTTACCAACACCAGCAGAACCACACAACATGAGATTTGGTATCTCTCCCTGTTTGACAAATTCTCTAAAAGTATTCTTAATACCCTCGGGTAGTATCGTGTCCTCAATTGTTTGAGGACGATACTTTTCTACAAATAAAAATTCATTCATCATAAGAAGTTAAAACCCCTCCGAATTAACTGTCATAAGAACCCTTGAAGATTGATGAGATGTCTTATGTCCCGTATGCATTGCAGAGACTAGTGCAACACTTACTCTATTATATAGGTTAAACATTGTATTTTGAATCAGGCTCCAGTGCAATAAAGTATTCTAAATCCACATCTTTGTTTTTAAAGTGTGAGATTCCTTTTGACGAAACTAATACTTCATAGTTTCCGTCCAATACTTTAAGGTTCTCAATCTTAAAGTTCATAGTGTATGAAACACCATTTCCTTCACCCACGATTCTTGAGAATGTGTTTGAAGTTGTGTTCTTCTTATCAGTCACTTCCAATTTGATTGTAGTTCCGTTTGAAGAAAGAATTAAATCTCCGACACCTAGAACACTTGCTGCTTTCTGCAACTCGTTTAGAAGTGTAGAAGAGATATCAATACCGATTTCTGCATCAGGCATTGTTATCATTTTCTCGGGTGAAGTCACCATTCCTTCACTTGCATAGAAATACGCAAGACTAGAAGTGTTGTCTGCAACTGTTAAACTTGCATCTCCGAAATTAAAATCGGGGTCTTCCAGTAGACTGGTTGCACCTAAGAATTCAGGCAGATTGTAGATACTGAAATCTTGAGGAAAGTCCTCAGAAACAGTTGCAACTGCAAGAATGTTTTTCATATTAGAGATTGTCTGAAGTTTATTACCACTTGTGACTTTAATCCCTTGGTTTATTGTTGAGAAATTTTTGAAGATATCTCTCGTATCATTACTAATTTTCATCACTTTTTAGCCTCCTTTATCGCTTTATCGTGAACGTGAAGCATGAATAATGCATAGTGTAATACTTTGAGTATATCTGCACGATTCTTCCCACCTTTTTTTCCGTATCTTTGGGCATACTTTAGTATGTTCCCGATACAAAATCCTTCTCCATGACCACTGTCAATTATAAATTCAGTGGACTGGTATTTGTTTAAACTGTAGTGTTGGTCATAAGTTGTATCAATATACGTGGAGAACTCTTTAAGAAGTTCTCCCTCGTCATATTTGTAGTCAATTGGTTTTGACGTAGTCTTAAATAATCCCATACTAGTCATTATACTCTGAAGACTCAGTTTCGTCAACTGGGTTTTCTGCATTCAAGTCTACTCCAGCATCGATTTTGGAGTAGAGGTCGAGGATACTATTTCTAGTCTCTTCGTCAAACCTTGAAATACACATGGTTATTGACTTGAGTTTGTCACCAAACATTCTGAATGCATTGACAATGTGAACCAATCTTCTAGTGGTAATGACATCATCAATCGCACCTTCATAGTAGGTTTTTCTGATTATGTCTGCCCAATCTACTAGTTTGGTGCAGAACTCTTCGTCAACGTCACCAGTAAGTGCCATTTCTTTTTTAAGAATACTTCTCTCAGTAGTCACTGGTGGGTATTCTTGTTGCATTGTGATTGCAAACCTTTCCAACATGGCTTCATTCATGATTTGAGTTCCTATGAACTTTCCATCATCAGACCCTTGTCCTTTAGTGTTTGCAGTTGCAAGAATTGTGAAACCTTCTTTAGGTGAAACCCACTCACCAGTTTTCTTGATTAGGTATCCTTTACCTTCAAGAACTGATTGTAGACACATAAGTTTGTTAGAACCCAAGTCAACTTCGTCAAGAAGAAGGACAGCACCTTTTCTCATTGCTTTGATAACAGGGCCTTCTCTGAAGACGACATTACCATTGACTAGAGTGTGACCACCCATTAGGTCATCTTCATCAGTCTCGATTGTGATATTGACTCTGAAGAGTTCTCTCTTCAATTGAGCACAAGTTTGTTCAATCATTAATGTTTTACCATTACCACTTAGTCCAGTAATGAATACTGGGAAAAAGATTTTAGACTTGATAATTCCTTTGACATCTTTGAAATGTCCGAATGGAACATAGTTTGACATTTTCTCGGGAATGATTTTTACATTGTCATTCACGTTAACAGTTTG